CCATGACCGTACAATCCGGTCAGGCAGCACAGCCCCGCAATGCACAGGAGCAGCCGGACTTTACCGGACAGCTCCGTGAGGTATTGTCCGATTGGGTAATCGGCAAAACGACCGCTGCCGAAACCGGCACAGCGTGTGGACAACTCGTAAGTCAGGCGATGTCCGAAACTGCCGACCGTGACACCGGACTCTGTTCGGACACCCATTCCAACACGACCTCCGCACATTCCGGCACTTTGGTCACGGAACATCGTGAAACAGCCTTGTGCTGCATTGCCCACGCCGCCCTGCAAAAAATCCTGCACAAGTCGAGATTCGATGACAGTTCGCCGCTTGTGGATTTCTTCCGGTTTGACCTCGGTGAAGAATGGGCTGCTTTCATCGAGTCTGCCAAAGACCTCGCCGGGCTGATTCTCGACACCGAGGCATCAGTGACGGACTTCGACATGGACGAGGACAAAGAACGCTTCAAATCGCTTTGCAAACCCTTTTTATCGCTTCTGGCGAAGGCACAGGCGATGGTGGATTGAACCGGGAGTCGAAAACAGATTGTATAACGCGAACAATCCACCTCCATCCCTTAACGGTTATCCTGCCGGTTATAAGAGGCACACGGGCTTGCCCGTCTGCCACGAAACAAAGGGAAGGGGGAGCCTAATTTCCGATGTCTATAAACTATGAGAATTAAAGAGAAGATATTTTCACTTATTATCCTTATTTACAGTTGTTTGCATATAGTTGCATAATTCCCTTCAATTCCGGAAAAATCCCATTTTAGACACATTTTTGTTACCCGTTTTTGTTTCTTTTTCGACTAAAGAGACTATATTTGCAGTGTGATTTCAAGATGCGAACGCACTTATGACGGACAGGGGTAACAAAGATAGCAAAAAATCGCCAGTCAAGATAAGGTTCAAGGCGATGAAAGACGGCCGCAGATCCATTTATCTGGACTGCTACCGTAACGGCCATCGCAGCTATGAATACCTCAAACTGTATCTTGTGCCGGAGACCGACGACAAATCATTGCGCCGGAATGAAGCCACGATGCGGAAAGCCGAGACCGCCTGCAGGAAGAAATTGCGGGAATTGGAAAAGTTACCGACCGAGAACAGACGGCTTATGGAGACGCAAGGCTATATCTCTAATAAGGGCATATCCATACTGGAGTGGCTTTCCCGTTTTAAGGAGATACAGCGTAGCCGTGGTGTACATGATATCCATGCTATAGATCGGGTATGTGCTATCCTGTCCAAAATGAACTGCGGTGACACAAAGGTAAATGAAATCGGCAAGGACTTTTGCATTGCCTTTGTGGAATATCTGAAGACCGGATATAAAACAGCCAAAGGAGAAAACTTTAAGCCAAAGACTGCCTTCAACCACCAATGCACACTCGTGACCGCTCTCAATGTTGCCGTACGAGAAGGAATCATTCCCACCAATCCCATGAACCTACTCTCACATCACGAAAGGGCAAAAGCGAGCAAAGGGAAAAGAGACTATCTGACCATAGACGAAGTGAAGCGACTGATTGCGACACCTTGTAAAAACAATATGGTCAAGAACGCATATCTCTTTGCCTGCAACTGTGGTTTGCGGCTCGGCGATGTCCGTAAATTGAAATGGGGTGACATAACGCAGGACAACGGCAGATGGATACTTTCCGTCATCATGAACAAGAGCGAAAAGCCAATACATATACCGCTCGGCGTGCAGGCAAGAAGATGGATGCCCGGATGTGAAGACAGCGGGAAACACGATGCCGGCAGCCTTGTCTTCGAGCATCTGCCCGGAGACTCCCACATCAATGACATCCTGAAAATATGGGCTGCCGATGCTGGAATAACCAAATCGGTGACCTATCACACAAGCCGACACACCTTTGCCACAATGCTGCTCACGCTCGGCGCAGACCTTTATACCGTTTCCAAACTTTTGGGCCATTCCCAGATAAAGAACACGCAGATTTATGCTGAAATCATCAACCGAAGGAAAGACGAGGCAGTCAATCTCATAGACAAAGTGTTTGATTAAAAACAAATCTTTTATAAATGACACCACTATGGCAAAAGCAATAAAGACACCCAAACAGCCCAAGGAACCTGTCAGAGTCCGTTATAAGACACTCAGTGACGGGAGCCAGTCCGTCTATCTCGACATCTACCGTGACGGGAAAAGGCAGTATGAGTTCCTGAAACTGTATCTCATCCCGGAGACGAATGCGGCAGCCAAGGCGCAGAATAAGGCCACGCTTGCTGCGGTTAACACCATAAAGTCGCAGCGCATCATCGAGCTGACCAATGGAGTAGCAGGGCTGAAGAACATCTCCCTGCAGTCGAAGATGCTGCTTCTCGACTGGATGCAGGCATACAAGGAGAGTCAGGAGAAAAAAGGAGTGCGAGGAAGTGGCAAACTGATATCCAACACGATGAATGTGCTGCGTGCCTTCAATGCAAAGGCGACCATGCGGGACATAAACCGCGACTTCTGCCTTGCCTTTATAAACTTCCTGCGTAACATCTATGTAAGCCCGAGTGGTAAGAAGCTGTCGCAGTTCACCTGCGTTTCCTACTTCGGATGCTTCCGGGGAGCGTTGAATGCAGCAGTTAGAGAGGAAATCATTGCCGAAAATCCGGTAAACCGGCTTAATACGGACGAGAAAATCAAGATGCCGGAGAGCAAGCGGGAGTTCCTGACCATAGACGAGGTCAAGATTCTCATAGGCACTCCTTGCAGACGGGAGGATGTCAAAGGAGCGTTCCTGTTCTCCTGCTACTGCGGCTTGCGAATCAGCGATGTACTGGTCCTGAAATGGAAAAATGTGGATAGTTCCGCTGAACAGTGGCGCATCAATATCATCATGCAGAAAACCCGTCAGCCTCTTTATCTTCCCCTTTCCATGAATGCAAGGAAATGGATGCCGGAGCGGAACGGAGCCGGAGATGAAGACCTTGTATTTCCCACATTGCCATGTGAGGACACCTGTAATGTGCAGCTCAAACCGTGGGTCAAGGCGGCGGGCATAACCAAGCATGTAACCTATCATGTCAGCCGCCACACCTTCGCCACAATGCTGCTGACACTCGGTGCTGACCTGTATACCGTATGCAAGCTGCTCGGCCACTCGGATGTGAAGACCACCCAGATATACGCCAAAATCATCAACAAGAAAAAGGAAGATGCCATCAGCCTTATCGACATGGAGTTTGCTAATACCTGAACGGATATAATAATATAGAGTATGAGAAGATTGCCAGATGATTTCAATGTGAACATCCTGCTACCGGGAACAGTGTGGCTACTCATATCTGTCCTTGCCGGACGGGTAGCGGTCGCACGGCTTGAGACGGATGCTATTACCATCGTCATGTTCGTGGTAATCTCGCTCGTTATCTTCATTGTTCCGATGGCTGTCTATATGGAGTATCGCAAGAAAATCGAGCAATTGTCGGAGCGCAAATCTAAAAAGGCTTCTTCACCGTCCGGCAGCGGTTCCTCTGGCAAGTCTCAATCGACCACAGAACCAGAGACAGCATGTCGGTTTTCCTTTCCACCGGATTTCCCGGATGCCCTGAAAGGAGACAGAACTATGATATTTATGGAAGCCTTGCGTCACGAAGGCTTTCTTGATGCAGAATACCGTCCGCATGATGGATGCAATGCCACACTGATGGCTTTCATCGCTGACAGCATAGCCGCAATCTGCAACATCAGCCGCCAGTGGAAAATTTTTGGCGACTATTGGCATCTGAACAATATGCGCCAGTTGTTGGATGTGAAGAACCGCAGGGGTTCCAAAGCCGACAAAGAGGATGTTATAATCTCCATTTTTAAGAAAGTGGCGGAAGCCGACGATAATATCCGCAATACCGATGCATATCGTAGTTGGGAGAGAAATATCAAAATTTAACCGCTTTATCGTTTCAGGCGACTCATCTCGCTTAACATCTGTTTTTTCTATTCCCTGTTTTCGTCTGTTTGCTGTTGTTTTACAGCCGTGCTTTTAAAAGTTTTCCACTTGGCTTTCCATCTGTTTTACAGCAGATTAACAGCCTTTGTCGTGTGATTTCCGATGGCTTACTTTGCACCGTCTTCCTTATCGGAACGACGGCTTTCACAGCCTAAGAAATCACATCAAAAACGACAGAAATATGAAACAGACGAACCAATTAATCTCGACGGCCGAGGCCGCGAAATTTCTCGGAATCAAAGTGAGTTATCTTCACAAGCTGATGATGCGACGCGTCATACCTTACTACAAGCCCAACGGCAAACTGTGCTTCTTTGACAAAGCCGAACTGGAGGCATGGATGAAGAATGTACGCGTGGCATCGCAGGCGGAACTCGACCAACAGGCACAGAAGTACATCATCAACCGTTCGAAGCGGTAAGTCATGGCGGGCATATACGACTACATTAACCAGTTTTGGACAGAAGCGGAGCGCAGCCCTTTCAACCCTACGGAGGTAGCACTTTATCATTACCTCCTGTATGAGGCAAACCGCCTACGCTGGAACATGCCGTTTGCCTGCCATACAGCCATCCTCTGCGTGCGGCTCTCGACCACCAAACAGAATATCAGCAAGGCACGGCAGCATCTCAAAGAACGTGGGCTGATAGATTGTCAGGTTGGTACAGGAATCCACACCCCTGCGCTATATTCCTTGACCATACAGCCGTCCCGGCAGTTGCCGCATCAGGTTACCCGACAGTTGACCCATGAGTTGACCGTACAGTTGCCCCATTCTAATATAAAAGATAAAGACGAAGATATTATCAACTCTCAACACGCGCGGGAAGATGGACATAAATCACTGGATGAGCTTGAGTCACTCCTGCTTGCCGATACGGTTTGGCAGGACAAGATTATCGAAGTGCTGGCGAAAAGAGAAAACTGGATTATTGACAGATACAGGCTACACGGGAATATCCGAGACTTCTTTGACGAGCAAAGAATCGGCGGAAACGCGCAGCGGGACGAGAGCGATTGCCGAAGCCATTTTTACCATTGGATTATCAAACATCTGAATACAACCCGATATGGAACAAAACGGAAATCCCCAACTTATAGAGACTCTGATGTCACGGCTGTGTCAGCCGAGGACTACGAAGGAGCGTTTTAGACTGCCTTTCGATGAAGAGACGGCTGCGAAACTGCTTAAATGTGCCATCGCAGGCGAAGTGAGCCGTTTCGGAGGCACATTTCTTTATCCTGACGCGGTAGACTCACAAGTCAGGAACCTTGCTGCGAGCCTTACCTCCGGCAGAAGGTGCGGGGTGATGCTGTGCGGCTTGTGCGGTAACGGCAAGACCACCGTGATGAGGGCGTTCCAGAACCTGCTCAATGTAATCAGGATACCGGACAACTACCACAGGACTGTGTATGGTATGCCGATCGTGAATGCCGTTCATATTGCCCATCTGTGTCGGAACAGCTATACCGAGTTCCTGCGGCTGTGTGATATGGAGATGCTCGGCATCGATGACATGGGCATAGAGCCTGTAGAGGTGCAGGAGTTCGGCAACATGCACAGGCCGCTGACTGACCTGCTTGCAAGAAGATACGAGAACCGTGGCTTCTCGTTCATAACCACCAACCTCGTACCGCAGCAGATACGCAAGTTGTACGGCGACAGGATTGCTGACAGGCTGAACGAGATGGTGGACAAGATTGTATTCGACAACCCTTCATTCAGAAAATAGAGGGAAGAATAAAAGCTGACAGAAACAGGATGCAAAAAACATTTTCCTTTGTTCAATTATCCGGCACTCCACTGGCACCAGTCTGTTATGGCTGTGGCAAGCGGACGGATGGATTGACATGGAGCGGTAGCGTTCAGTTGCGAGGTATGCCGAGGTATTACCGTCTTCGGACAGTAAT